TCAGATTTATATGATATATTTACTGGTGCAGTCACTGAATCAGTACAATTAACCGGGTCAATGAAAATTACCGGGTCAATGATTGTTACCCAGGGCGTAACAGCATCACTACAAGGGACTTCAAGTTGGTCAAATCGCGCAATCACTGCTTCATATGTAAGTTTAGTTGCGGGGCCAAATATCATTATAAATACAAATGGAACTAATTATGAAATAACCGGAAGTCCATTTACGTATCAAACTGATTCGGCATCATTCGATACGAGAATTACTGCAAATAGTTCAAGCATTGCATTATTAAGTGGAAGCTTTTTAAATAATTCAGCATCATTTGCATCTAGAATTACTACAAATAGTGCAAGTATTGCTGCAAATCAAACATCATATTTATTAAATTCTGCATCATTTTCATCAAGCATTGTTACGAATCAAAACAATTATTTAATTGATTCAGCATCATTTGCGTCTAGAATCATTATTAATAGTTCTAGTGTTGCCACTTTAAGTAGTAGTTTCTTAAATGTTTCTGCATCTGATTCTACGAGAATCGCCGCATTAGAATCTTTTAGTTCTAGTTTAGATTTATCATATGCAAGTGAAGCGCAATTTACATCATTTACCGCATCATATCAAAATGATTCGGCATCATTTGCTAGTAGGTCTACAGCATTACAAATATTTAGTAGTTCAGTTGCAACAACTGGATCTAATACATTTAATGGACAACAAAACATTTCTGGAAATGTAACAATTAATCCTACATATAAAGTTTCATCTAATACAATTGAAGAAACTACAAACAATGCGGGAATTTCTTATAATGCTGGGACAAATGGACATAAATTTAATGGCAATGTACATGTTACTGGTTCTGTTAATATTTCAGGTAGTCAAACTATTAATGGAAATTTAACAGTAACTAGTAGTTTATTTGTACCTGCAACATCACAACAAAATTTAAATAATGTAGTTGTAATTGATACTGGTACTGGCCAGTTATATTATACCGCATCGGCTGCATTATATGGAAATGTATCTGGATCTGGAGTATATTCTGGAAGTTCATTTACGACATTTGCAGTCACTGGACAAAGTGCTATTGTTGCTGGAAATGCAACTGATACTATTACAATAACTGCAGGAAATGATATTGCCCTATCAACTAATCCTGGAACGAAAACATTAACAATTTCAGTAACACCTGAATTTTTCACAACAGCATCATTTGCAGCTTGGACTAGTAGTATTTATCTTGTAGATTCTGCATCATTTAGTTCTAGTATCGTTAATAATCAAAATAACTATTTACTGAATTCAGCATCATTTAGCGCTAGTATTGCAGCAAATCAAAATAACTATTTACTTAATTCAGCTTCATTTTCATCTAGTATAGCTGCAAATCAAACATCATATCTATTAAACTCTGCATCATTTAGTTCAAGCATTGTAACTAATCAAAACAATTATTTGCTTAACTCTGCGTCATTTAGTTCAAGCATTGCTGCAAATCGAACTTCATATTTATTAGATTCGGCATCGTTTAGTTCAAGCATTGTAAATAATTATAATACATACTTATTAAATTCAGCTTCATTTTCATCTAGTATAGCTGCAAATCAAACATCATATCTATTAAACTCTGCATCATTTAGTTCAAGCATTGTAAATAATTATAATACATACTTATTAAATTCGGCCTCGTTTAGCTCAAGCATTGCTGCTAATTATACTTCATACCTATTAGACTCTGCATCATTTAGTGCAAGCTTGGCATTGAATACAATTAATTATCCATTTGATTCGGCATCATTTAGTACTAGAATTACCGGATTACAATCATTTAGTAGTTCATTGTCAACGCCAAATAATACATTGAAAATTAATGGATTATTTACTGGTTCATTTACAGGATCGATGTCTGGATCATTAGAAGGCACGGCATCATACGCAACAACTGCAGTGAATGCATTCATTTCAGGCGGAGATAATACTAATGCAAATCGATTTGTATTATTTGCTGATAATACTGGCGTGAATCCAATTAAGTCAGACATAGGATTTGCATACAATCCAAATACAAATACATTAGCAGTACCAAATATTTCTGTTACGGCAGTTGTAGGTAATTTAACGGGCAATGTTACGGGTAATATTGTTGGTACAGAAGCAGACTTTGTATCGATAACAGGATCTTTAAAAGGAAATATTACCGGTAGTTTAGTAGGTAGTGTTAGTGCTAGTTTAGGCATTACCGGTAGCATTTCTGGATCATTAGCTCAATTTTCAACAATTACTAGTAGTTTTGCTAATTTAAATTCAATATCAGGAAGTTTAATTTCAATTGCGACTGCTTCATTCACACATATTACAGCTAGTTTTATTACGGGGTCATTAACGGGTTCATTGTTTGGAACATCATCTTTTGCAGTTACTGCATCTCATGCGGTGACGTCATCGTATTTTGGAATGCCTGTTGCAAGATTTTCAAATAATGTTAATAACGTCTCATTAACAAATAGTGTGGATAATAACATAAGATATAATACGACTGATTATAATACTGCAGTAGCTAGTTTTGAATTAGTTGATGCTGGTTTAACAACAGCAGCTGTTTATATAAAACAACCTGGATATTATGAATTTATTACGCAAATATATTTAAACGGATTGGGTGCTGACGTTGATATTTTAATTAAATTAGCAACTGGTACTAGTATCGGAGGTGTATTTACATTGGTTTCTTTATTCAATGATTACAAATCAGTTGAAGGTACTAATGATCAAACCGTAACTGGTACATTAGTTGAATATATTTCTACACCAGGATATTATAGAGTATTAGTTAATCCATCAAATGCAAGTATTACAACAATTACTAGTAATAGTACACCACCTAGATTAACAGTGAAAAAATTAGGATAATATGTTCAGAATATTTTATGCAGAAAAGGATGCAACATTATATGAAGCAGCTGAATATTATAATACTGGTTTAGATGAAATTTTAGAAATAGGAAAACGTTTAAATACGGATGGTTCTACTTATTTGAAATCTAGAGCATTGGTAAAATTTGATTTAAATGAAATTAATGCAGTATTATCAAAATATTCAGTTAGTGTAAATGATTGTAAATTTATATTGCAGTTGTTTACAACCCATGCAAAAAATTTACCATCCGAATATAGTATCGATGCAAAAATTGTTGCACAGCCATGGATTAATGGAACGGGATTTTTATCTGCAACGTCTGCAACACAGGATGGTGCAAATTGGGCAGAGCCATATGCAAGTTGGTCATTTTATCCATATACCGGAAATCAATGGATTTCTGGAAGTAATATTCAAGTAAATGGCACGAGTTTATATGCTACTGGTTCAGGCAAGGGTGGAAGTTGGTTATTTCAATCTGGTTCGGGAGTTTTTAATTCATCATTTTTTAATCAAGCATTTTTTTATCAACCAGGATTGCAAGAAGCAGAAGGATTTTCATATCGTCCAACTGATATTAATATGGATGTTACTGAAGCTGTTTTACTTTGGAAATCTGGAAGTGGTGGTAATGCAATTGCTAATAACGGATTCTTATTAAAGTTTTCTGATGCTGACGAATCTAATACTAATGTTGCGGGATATGTAAGATTTTTTAGTAGAGAAACTCATACAATATATGTTCCTAGATTAGTAATGTATTGGGATGACAGTAATTTTACAACCGGGTCCTTGCAAGATATCAATACAGAATCATACATTGTATATACAAATATTAAACCAACTTATAAAGATACAGAGATTGCAAAAGTAAGAATTTACGGTCGAGATAAATATCCTAGAAAATCTCCAACAAATTTATTTCCTATACAAACAGTTAAACATTTACCAACTACTACATATTATTCAATTTCGGATGCGGCTACGGATGAAGTCATAATTCCGTTTGATGATATTTATACTAAAGTAAGTTGTGATAGTACTAGTAATTTCATTTATTTAGATATGAACGGGTTAATGCCAGAACGAAATTATCGTTTAAATCTTAAAATAGTAGATGGATTTATAGAACAGTACATTGACGACCAAATTTATTTTAAAGTAGTTAGGTAGTAAATAATGTTTAATGTGAGTAATGATAGATTATTGAATATAGGAAATTCAATTACAAAAACAGTTTCTTTAATTAAAGATTCTATTGCGGTTGATTTGCAAGTTAAGTATCAGAATCAAGGATTAACATATGTTTCAAATAATGTTAACGTTATTCCTAGAAATGAAAATGGTAATATTGCATTGCAAGAAGGTGTTAATAACAATCCATTATTAATTATAGAACCAACAGTTAATCGCATAACAACTAAATCAATGTTGCGCGTTTTGGATACACAATTTAAATATTTTAAATTTCCTGCACGGACAACGGTGGTAGATGAGGATGTTGTTGATTTAGATTTAGATTTAGATTTACAAAGTTTAGATCCTGTGTTTGCAAGATATCGTCCATCGGAAGATCAACGTATTCCTATAGGTGATTATTCTGGAATTGAAATAAGTGAGGTTCAAGATGGATTGTCACAACAATTTCCAAATACATATACCATATCAAAAGATCTTAAAAACTCTGGAGCTGATTTAAGATTTAGAATTAAATTGCAACATCGATATGATGCGCCGAGTGGAAATGGAACTGCATTTTTCTCTATAATTAAAACATCGGAACAAGGATTGAATAGAGAATATCGTACCTTCGAAAATACGTCAAACTTACGCCCTAACGTACCGGGGTCAATAAATTATTATGAAGTACAAAATTTAGAAATTGATATTGTTATTCCGAATTCTGAATTTGAAATTGGAGACAGATTTGGTATTGGTGCAAAAGCAGGACAAAATAATAATACACAATTTCACACAATAAACGCATTACAATCATATTGGGTGATAACAGATGCAAGTAAAACTGTAGATCTTTGGAATCAGGAGATAAATGCTTAATCAGTATAAAAATATCAATGAAATAAAATCTACAAACAAATCGATTTCTGCAAATCGTATAGATCGTTCTAAATTGGATGTTGTATCTTATTCAACAGAACAACCTATATTTTTTAATACCGATATTGTTAATTCTGCAGATGATTCTAGATTAGAATTACATGTTTATGTTGATGATGCTTGGATTACTGGTAATCACAAAATTCAGCTTCAAAGAAAAGTTCCTCGTTTTATTGATAGAACAACTAATAAAACAATTCCAGTACTTAATCCAATTGCAATTGATATATTTTCAGAGTTAGAAAAAATTAAATTAACTTCTGGAAATTTTAGAATTGCCGTTAACTTTTTTAAAAATTTAATTGGTAGTTACGAACGACAACATTTAAGAATTGATGAAATTTCTCCAGATCGAACAGAAATTAGATTGCGCGCAATTGATGATGAAGATCCTGAATTTTTACAACAAATTACAAATTATATACAAACCGTAGATCAAACGGCTTCTGAATTTCACAAAACATACTTGTTAAATTTTAGTAGAAATCAATGTGTATTATTTGTCAATAGTGTTGTAATTGGCGAATATTTGTATGTTAAACTTTATGAACCATTACCTCAAACTTTTGCAGTAGATTTTAAGTGTTGGATAGTTGAAGAACAAAAACCTTCATATATTGATACGGTTGATATTGCATCAAAAGGTTCATTACGTACATTTAAATCGTTAGCAAAACCAAATTGGCAAGCAAATGCAATTTATAATACATCTGCTGAAACTGGTTTAAAAAATTGGACAGACTTATTAAGTTCAACAACACAAACATCGCAACAATTAGTTGATACATATTTTTCCGGAAGTTTGTCTGGAATAAAATTGAATATTGATTATTCAGATTTCAATAATTTTGTATTTTATAGTTCAGCAACAGAACGTTTGAAAAATTTCAAATACAAATTAGATTTATTAGAATATTATGCAAGTCAAAGTGCGTTTGTTGCAACATTATCTGGTAGTGCTGCTACTACTAATGCACAAGACTTTACTGTATTAAAAACTAATTTGATTAGTGGATTTGATAATTTTGAAAATTATTTGTATTACGAATCATCTTCGATGTTAACTACATATAATATTCCTAATGAAACATTTAATGTTGCAGAACTAACAGGTAGTTACATACAGCCAGTGCCAAAAACAACAAGCACTAGACCATATGCATTAACTTCAACAACTAGTTCAATTTTTAAAAGTTGGTACAATAATTTATTACAAACAGCATCATTATATGATTTATCAAATATCAATGGATTAATATATACAGTACCAGAATTCCTTACATTAGATACAAGTAATACTAATTTTACATCATTTGTATACATGTTAGGACAGCATTATGATATTTTATATACATACGTACATCATGCATCGTTAATTCATAAACGAGAAGAAAATCCTAAATTGGGTATGCCAAATGAATTGTTATATTCTGTAGCAAAACAATTTGGTTGGACTTTAACTAACGGAAATCAGAATCAAGAATTATGGGAATATGTATTAGGCACTAATGCTGCTGGCATACCATTAACTGGTTCAGTTAGTGTCGGAGATCCAGCTGTATCAGGACAAAATACAACATATGCAATTTGGCGTCGCATTGTTAACAATATACCATTATTATTAAAATCTAAAGGAACTAAACGAAGTATACAAGCATTATTAGCTTGTTATGGAATTCCACAATCGATCATAAGTATCAATGAATATGGTGGGCCTAGATTAGAACGAGCTCCAGTATATGAAAAATACAATTTTGATTATGCATTGGATTTGAGTGGTAGTACGGCAGGTACGGTTACTGTGAATTATTCGCAGTCAATCAATACCGTAGAACTTCGTTTTAGACCAGATGACGTTGTAGCAAATCCATCTATTCCAACTACAATGAACCTGCTTAATATAGGCTCAAATGCAGTAACATTAGAATTTAATAGCGGCAATAAAGGTATAATGAAAATTAACGGAACTGGTTCTGGATTAATTGAATTATACAATGACGAATGGTTGACTACCATGGTAAAACGAAATGGTACTAATTTAGATTTAATTACGAAAAAATCTAAATATGGTAAAATTGTTGCAGCAGTTTCGTCATCTGCAACCGCATCATTTGGTGCAACTGGGTCAATTGTATTAGGCGGAACTAGTACGGGTGCAAATCGATTTGTTGGTCAATTACAAGAATTACGATTATGGTCTTCATCATTGTCAGAAACTGCTTTTAATAATCATGTAAAAGCTGCAGGTGCATATAATGCAAATTCTGATGCATATTCTGAATTGATATTTAGATTGCCGTTAAATCAAAAAATTAATCATGCACTAACAAGTAGTTTATCGGGCATACAACCAAAAGATTCAACTATCTCAGCATCATTTGCTAGTTGGTCAATAAACACACCATATGATTCATATGAAGAAACTCAGTACTATGATGCGCCATCATTGGGTGCTGGAACGTTCGATGATAATAAAATACGAATTGAACAAAATGAATTAGTTGGTGGTTTAGATGTAAAAACTCGAGCAGAACGAAGTCAATTTGATAAAGCACCATTGGATAGCAAAAAATTGGGTGTATATTTTTCTCCACAATCAATGATTGATGAAGATGTTATTGCACAATTAGGTTTTATTGATTTAGATCAATATATTGGAGATCCGGGAGAAACTGATTCTAAATCATATCCAAAATTAATACAAGCAGCACAAACATATTGGAAAAAATATTCTGATAAAAATGATATCAATGCATATATTAATATGTTTACATTGTTTGATTTGTCATTTTTCCGGCAATTAGA